GAGAAGAACCCCAGGTATCAGAAGCCCCTCAGTACGGACTGGATCACCTGGATCAGCTATTTTAACCAGGGCAAAGGCTACAGGTATAAGAACCCCCAGAACCCAGAATCGCCAGCTGGTTATGGATCGGCACAGAAGAGCTACGGGCAACGTCGGGAAACCCCAACAAAAAATAAGATCAGTGATCGGAGGCAAAGTTGTCACGAGTAGCAAGTCCGCCGATGCGATGAGGATGCAGCAGCGAAAACCTGCCAGCTCAATCGCTGCTCTCCCATCACAAAAGATGGGCCTGGGGCAGCCATCCAGCCTGTACGCTACTGCGTCGAGGCAAATGGGGTCACCAGCTGCATCAGCTATTGCGAGTCTAGCGCGGCCCCTCAAAAGAAAACCTACCAGGGGAACGACAAGCAGGGGAAGTAGTAGAAGGTAGAACTCGCGGATATAAACACAGCGAAGGAAGGAGTCGATAATGGCCCAAATGAAAATCCCGGCCGGCACAGTCGAAGCAATTCAAAAAAAGCCCGGACTAACGGCTTCACAGAGAGCATCTTTGAAACAAAGTCCCGCAGAAAAAAAAGCGCGTATGGCTTCCGCCCAAGGGCGTATGGGCTCGCTAGTGTCTAATTTCGCCAAAAGGCAGCGCGGCGAAAAGACCCCAACTGGCGTAGGTCGTCCTGCGCGTAGCCAGGGACAAGATTACGGTGGTCGGGGGGAGGCTGCTGAGTTTCTGACGGGTAAACATGATGCGCAACTCAGAAGAATGGCCAAAACTGGATTGGCCAAAACTGATTTTTACAAAGAACAGGTACGAAAAACCTCCAGGTCCCCGACTAAAGCAACCCAAGGACGCATGGGGAAGATCGTCAGTGGAGTGGCAAAAGGGTTAAGGGCGCCAGGAGTCGCAGCTAAAGCAACCAAGGGACGTATGGGGAAGATCGTCAGTGGGGTGGCAAAACGGCTTCCAGGACGTTCGGCAGCAGAAGCAATTTCATCCTTATCTCGACCCCAGAAAAGAAAATCTACAAGGAATGTAAGTCGGTCTTCCGGGAGGAGGTAACACAATGGTTTGGGGATTACTTTTAGGTGGTGCAAAAGCTTTGCTTGGGGGTGGCAGGAAGAAGAGCGCAGCCAAGGCAGATATCGGACCGAATAAGGGGCAGCAACTGAAAGGTGATGCAGCCAGAACAGCCAAAGAGCTATTGACCCCGATAAGAAAAAACGGCAAAAGAAACGGCAAAAGAAACGGCAAAAGGAATGGTAGTCGGTCTAGGGGTCGCTCCGGAGGTCGATAATCATCAAGTAGGAGGTAACAAATGGCAGTAGGAGAAAAGGAAGTCGTCGTCGCGACGCCAGGAACTCCAGTTCCACTTTCGGCAGAATCAAAATCCGTCAATCACTTCACCGTCCAGGCAGGAAAGACCGGGGCCTCTCCAGCCAACACCGGGGATATCTTCGTGGGGAGTAACCAGGTCGGCAATGGTTCAGGGGCTCCCCAGGCTGCGTTTGGGGTCAGGCTGGCAACCGGACAGTCCTATTCTCCTCCTCCTTCGGGGGTCGGGCCCAATCCCTACAATCTGAGGGACTATTTCATCAACGCCGACAATGCCGACGATGCTGTGACCGTACTCTTTGAAGAATACTGATGGCTACAGCAGCGATCACTGGAACAGCCACCGCCGCAATCACCGAAGTCGATATAAGAGCTGGTGGGAAAACCATCATCATCACTCTCACCGACGATATCTGGGTGGCAGCTGGAGGCGCGTTTAACGGGCAACGGCAGGCCATCATCGACGGGCTTAATTCGGCCCAATCTGAGCTCACCGGATGGAATAATGAAGTTCGGGATATGCTTGGTCTTGGTGATGTAACGCGCAACAGCGATACCCAGGTGACGGTTGACCTGAGTGGGCAAGTAACCTACGACATTACGGCCCAGGAGACAATCACCGTTACCGTCCCGGCCAGCGCCTTGGTTTCAGGCGTTCTTATTGTGGCAGCGCCGAACTTCACCGTGGATACGGTCGCTTTTACAGCAGCGATCACTGGCACAGCCGCAGCCGCAATGACCGAGGCCGATGTGGTTGCTGGCTTGAAAACCATCCTCATTACCCTCACCGGAGGTGTTTGGGTGGCATCTGGAGGCACGTTTAACGGGCAACGCCAGGCCATCATCGACGGACTCACTTCCGCTCAATCGGAGGCAACGGGCTGGAACAACGAGGTCCGCGCTAACCTAGCCACTGGTGATGTGGTGCGCAGCAGCGACACGCTGGTGACGATCACCCTGAGTGCGCAGGCAACCTACGACATTACGGCCCTGGAGACAATCGAGGTTACCGTCCCGGCGACCGCCCTGGTTCCGGGCGGTTCTTCTATTGTGGCAACGCCGACCTTCACCGTGGAGACAGTTCCTCAGGTGGTAGTAACCGGATCAGTGTTCCCCACGGCCACGGAATCAGACATTGTCGCTGGCGGCGAAACGATCATCATCACGCTGACCGGGGATATATGGGTCACCGTTGGAGCAAATTTTGACGCGCAACGCCAGGCCATCATCGACGGGCTTAATTCGAATATGTCAGAAGTTACAGGGTGGAATACCGAGGTCCGAGACAAGGAAGTTGTAGGAGCTGTGGTGCGCACCAGCGACACAGTGGTGACGATTATCCTGACGGCCGCAGCCAGTTATTCCATCGCACTGGATGAAACAATCACCACTACAGTGCCCGGGAGTGCCTTTCAAGCGGGTGGCACGGTTGTATCGAGTTCTACCTTCGATGTGGTCGCTGATCCTCCAACCCCAATCCAGCCAGATCCTGGAGACTCAATCGGTGGCTCAGGTCTTGGGGGGATCTCCAGGAGTCACACACCGCCTGGCGTGATCGTCAACCGCTAGAAATTAAAACAGGCCCTCCGAAAAGGGCCTGCTTTAGTGGTTCACCCAGGATAGGGAATATCTTAGGGAACTTCAATCATCCTAGCCCAAATCCCTGACCTAAATCAAGTCCAAGGGTTGACAACCTCAGTATCCTCTAAATAGAGGCCAAATGAGCTTGTCAACGGTAGAAGAACTTGAATATAAACAGTTGCCCCAGGGCCAAACCCAGGTCCTCAAAACCGCAGAGGCAGCTGCCTTTTTGGGAGTGACTGCTGTAACGATCAGGAGACTCATAGCGCGTGGTTTTATCCGTGCCTTCTACATTCCCAATTTGCGCTTGGGTAGCAAAATGATCCGGATCCGGATTGAGGAGGTCCATCGGATCATCACCGAAAACGATCTCACTGGAGGACTCACCGGAAAACACCGATCAACCTGGATCAATGCCCATACTGTCCGGAAGATCCCGGTTGCCCTGGCCGCTCGTATCCTGGGGATGACAGGGCCGGCGGTGAGCAAAGCGATTGAGCGGGGAACCCTGAAACCCACCCCGGAAGGAATACACGACTACATCCTGATTCGTTGTGAGAGGGAACTGAACCAAAAGATCCGTGCCAAATACAGAGCGAAAATCCACTTGCTCTACAAGAAAGCGGATTACTGGAAAAAGAAATATGGCAAAAACTAACGAAGGCTTGGCCCTGGTCCCCAACTACACGGAACTCCTCGCCACCGATGATTCTGTGGCTGCGAAACGCTACCAGCGATTCAAGCAGGGGGAAACAATCGAAGAAATAGCCGAGGCCGATGACGTCAAGGTTGAAACCATCAGATTGGCGATCCTCGCCTTCGATAAGAAGTTTGCGCTCCTGACCCAAAATGCGATCGTGCGGGAAAGGCTCGATGGGGAACTGTCGAACGAGAAGCTACGGGCGGCGATTAGAAGCAGAGTTCACAATAAAGTCCTCAAGGCCATAGATACATTGGTGACTGGAGAGCGGAAGTATGTTTCCTTCGATCAGACCAAAGGGAAATTCGTCACCGTCAAGGCCACGGATTTCAACATGATGCTGGCGGGAATCAGGGAATTTCAGAAGCTCGTTTCCCTGGAGCAGAAACCAGCTGCGCCACAGACCGTCGTCAATGTGAATCAAACCAATGTCAACAACCCCGCCCACGGAGAAGATTTCGAAGAACGGATGCGCAGGATTAAACAGAAGCAGAAGGAAAGCATAGCTGCAGCCGAAGCAGCGGAGAAGGTGATCGACGTCGAACCCGTCGAAGAAGAAGAAGAAGAAGACGAGGGGCCGGAATGGGATTTCTAGCGGGTCGCGCTTTCATAGCGAAGCACAAAACTCTACAGATCGTCGTGGGTTTAGCTCTGACCACCTGGTATGCGTTTCAACCTCTGGCCTGGCTGAAATCGTCCTCACGATTCGTACCCCGGTTGACCAAATACGCCTTGGGCGCTGTGGCTCTCTATCTCATTTGGGTGACCGCTCCAGCTTTTGTGACGAGAATGGCCGAAGCCGTGGCCCTGGTCCCGCCCATGCCTGCTTCAGCGTCTTGGTTTGCCCTGGCCGTAGGGATCGGTGCATTGGGTGGCGGGTTCTTTCTTTTTGCGCTCTCAGCCGTTCTCTATACGAGCTGGTACTTCATAACGATTGCTCGAGCCCTGGATGCGCAACTCGCGCGAGAGTTTGGAGCCACGCGGCGAGTCCTTAACTTCCAGCGCGATCACAAAGAACAGGAAAAGACTGATGGGAGCTTCAATATTGTGGACGAAAAGAGAGCCGCCTTCATAGAAGAACTGGATGCACTCAAGAAAACAAGTGGTATGGGCGAAGAGGAGTACCAGGACCATCTTAAAACCATTGATCAGTATGGTTACGGGACTGAGGTTTAATGCACGTTGTAGGGAGAAAAGACAAGTACGTCGAAGAACTCATTGAGCACTTCGATGAAAAGTTCAAAGGCTTCAACGGTGACGTGAGTCTTTGTTGGGATAACCTCTTGCCCGAGGAGAGTGAAGCGCTCAACATGGAACTGTCGCGCATCCACGGAAACGATCCCGCGAGTGTTCGCTACTACCTCGAAAATTACCACGTTATTGCGACCAAAGGTGACGAGTACGGCCCACCTCAGTTGATGACTCTCTATCCCTTTTGGGAGAGCCAGGAAATTCTTTGGGAGGACGTGGTCCTATCCTGGGAAGAAAAAATCCCGATCAAATGGATTCTCCTGAAGGCCCGACAAATCGGTTGGTCAACGATCGTCCAGGCCATGATCTTCTACCGAACCATTTTCAACGAGCTCACGAATAGCCTGGTGATTGCCGACGAGCGGATTCGCTCCTCTCACATCTTCGATATGAGCCGCCTGGCCTACGATTGTCTGCCCTGGTGGTTGCGTCCCGAGATCCAGTACGAAGTGCATGGCGAGTTCATGCGGTTTGATCGGAGAGACAAAAAGGAACGGTTGGAGCGTCCAGGCCTCCGCTCTAATTTCTTCGTCGATTCTGCCAACAAACCAACCGGATCCAGTCGCGGCTTCACCCTGCAAAATGGACACCTGACAGAGATCAGCTTGTGGCGCGATCTGAAGATTCTGACCCGCGATTTGTTTCCCGCTGCGACCAAAGGCAACCGTCTTTCCATTTGGGTCATGGAAGGAACCGCCGAAGGTGTCGAGGATCCCTATCACCGCTTGTACCAGCGAGCCGAGCAGGGAGCCTTGAGCTGGAGGCCAAAGTTCTGCCCCTGGTGGAAGCAGAAGGAATACAGCAAGTCCTTTAAGACCAAACAGGAACGCAGCGACTTCACGCCGACTGAAGACGAGCAAGATCTGATCATAAAAATCCGAGAGGATAACGGAGTCGAACTGAGCAGGGAACAGTTGAACTGGAGAAGGGAAACCGCTGCGGACTTCGAAGCGGTCGACCAGGACCCCGATATGGTCGAGCAGGAGTATCCGTCCTTCCCGGAAGCAGCCTTTCGAGTCCAGGGAACAATCCCTTTCGAACAGAAGAAACTGCGACGGATTCAGAAGCGTTATATTAAAAAGCCGATCTGGTTTGGAGATATCGAGCTGGTCAAGCAGAAGAACGGCCAGCGGACCCCTCAGTTGATCGAATACCTCAACATGAATGACGCTCCTCTTTGGATCTGGGAATTTCCAAAGATGAACAAGGTCTACTACGGGGGAGCTGACCCAGGCCAGGGCGTGAAGGGTAAAGACTACTCGGCCGCTTCGATGTGGAGAGTCACACAAACGCACTTGCCGATCCCCCAGGTCGCTGAATGGAGAGGTCATAAGGGGGGAACTCCTTTTGCTCGACGGATTGCAGCCCTGGGCTTTCTCTACAACACCTGTGAGTTCTCCGTCGAGTACAACCAGCAGACGGTTTTAGAAAGTTTGCTGCACCACCTGAAGTATCCCAACCTCTACCGTTGGCGGTGGGCAGATAAAACGAAAGGGCATCTCACTAACTATTTCGGATGGGTGACTCAGACGCGCAGCCGCAATGCCTTGATTGACAATTTCAAGACGATGATGGACGAAGATTTACTTGAAATCCGTTCTCAGCGGCTACTGAATGAGTGCTGGACATTTATCGACGTGGGTGACGACCGCTACGAAGCGCGGTTGGGCACGTTCGACGATACCTTGTTTGCGGCAATGATCTGCACCAAATGTCTTGGGCAGGTCCATCCGGATCTCCTGGCAGAAAAACAGAGCGTGGTGATGAGGGATCCCCGCAAAGATTTTCAAAACACGGATTACTCCCCGGTCCATGATCAACCAGGATTTGGTAATGAAGGGGATTCGCAATTTAACTTACTCTAGGAGGAAAACATGGCAACAGGAAACGTGGGACAAGTCACAGACCAAGAAGCGGGAGGCAGGAAGGTTACCAAGGCCAAGGCCAAGGCCAAGGCAGCGAAAGCGGAGCCTGAGAAGGTAGAAACGGCAGCGGCCCCGGAAGCAGCTCCGGAGACCAACGGAGAGAAACAGGTCGACGAACTGGTATCTACCGAGGAGACCCTTACGGTCCCGGAAGCAACACCAGCTCCAGCACCAACCGGAATCCAAGATCGGATCAACAAGGAGCGAGAACAACTGGCTGGAAAGATGTACGGCGGTCAGGTTGAGGAAACGAAATTGGACACCATACCTCGGTACATTGATGCTCCTATCTTTCCGGATGCCTACTGTCCGTTGTGTGGACAGAAGCTCTCAGGAAACTCCAAGACGGGATTCAAGTTGGCGTTTTACACGCACCCGTTTACCCCGGCCATCGTCCTTGGAAAGCCCTGTGTCTTGAAGGGAAAGAGACTGCGCGCGCCCGTCGTGAGGATGGAAATCGTCGACTAGGGCTTGACGGCACACGCACAATTAAAGAGGAGAGAGTTTATGGCATCGAAAACCAGTGTATCTAACGTACCGTGTCCCAGGTGTCGCTTCGGTGGCATCAATGACAATTTTCTGAAAAACCGCGAGGGAGCCTTTTTCACCTACTGCGACGCTGGTCACCAGTTCAACGACACCGCCGATATGCAGACGGAGATCGCCCGGGCCAATGCAAAGTTCGGGAAGCCGAAAGTAGTACAGACGTCTGTACCCGAAAAACCCAAACCCACTCCGGAGGAGAAAAAAGAAGCCGGCGGGAGAGAAGTTTCCGCTGAGGTCCTGGTCATCGACCAGGAGAACCGTGATCGTATCCAGAAGATTCTGGGACAGAACATTAAAGGTCCATCGGACCTGTACGGCGCGATTTTCTCCATGAAAGAGGAGCTAAAAGCCGCTAAGGGTGCTGCTGTGTCCCAAGAACCGGGGAAAGTAGGCCCGCCCCTCCGGGATGATCAGATCGTGATCACGTTGCCCGAATGGTGCGGAGAATCGTTCAAAGACTTCGCGCAAGGCATGGGCATTTCGCTTGAGACATTCGCCAATCAGCAATTTGAGGAGTATCTGCGGGGTCTCTATGTAGACACGGTATCGCAGAAGACGGCTTGATTATGCCCGTTTGGGATTTTCAGTGTTCAGAGTGTGGGCGTAAAGAACTTGACGTCCACAACAAGAAGTTCGATCCAGATCCGATCTGGCCGGAGTGCTGTGGAGAGCGCATGGAGATGCTTTTCAGTACCAGGATTAACCCTGCTTTTGAGCCTTTCACGACGAACCATATCCATCCTGAAGGCAAACCGTTGACGGTTCGTACTCAAAAAGAACTGAGCAAGTTTCAGAATGAATTTGGAGTGCAGCGGGTCGATGATCCCAACCTGATCTCCGAGGGGACCAAACCTCACAACCAGGTATTTCGGCAAAAGGAAACAAGGAATCGTAAGTATTTCGACGTAGGTAGAGGCCGATGACACGACTCGTTCTTCATACCACAGCCCTGAAAATCATCAACAAGGGTGGGGGCCTGGTTGATCGCCGCGAAAAGGAAAAGGATTCCTTCACAGGCAGAATGATGAAGGTGATTCGGAGGTACAAAGAAGAAGGCACCGAATACATGACCTTCATCTGCCCGAAATGCGAGCGTCGACAAAAGAGATCGGCTTACGAAGTTGTCTATCTGCGAGAAGACGGCGACGTTGTGTTCTATTGCAATCAGTTCGGCTGTGATGCCGAAATCGAAGTATCCAGACCGAAGAAGAAGGCCGAAGAACCTACTGTAAGGTTGATCATGACCCCCGAAGAATACCGCCGCCAGGAACGAGAGAAGAAACAACATGGCACTGTTTGATCAGCCCGCCGACCAAATGCCAGAGCAGCCTTGGGAGCTGCTTGCGTACAAACCAGGACTCGATCCCGCGAAGCAAGAGAAGCGGTTAAAGGAATACTGCCACACCGCTCATGAACAGGCATGGCAATATATGTCTGCTTCTGAGGAAGTACGCCAGGTCGATCAACACATCTCCTACCTGATGGGAAACCAATGGCCGAGCAAGAGACCCTCTTACAAGGCTGCACCCATCAACAATCGCCTCTTGAGGCAGCTTGAAGAAGTGACAGCCGTTCTTACCGATGTTCGACCCACCTTCGAAGTCCAGACCCTCAACAAGATCTACCATGAACAAGCCGAGATCCATACGAAAACGAATAAGGCTTGGTGGACGATGCAGGACAACGATCTGGCGTTGGGCCAGGCGACGATTCACGCCTATCTCAGTACCGGATTCTTGCGGGTTGTCTGGAACTCCAGCTTGATGGGTGGGGAAGGCGATTTTCAGCTGGTCCCCCTGGGGATCTCTCAGGTGATGCCGATCGGACCTTCTCATGAACTCCAGGAGTGGCAGGGTGTCGTTTATCGTGATACCAGGAGCCTGTCTTTTTTCAAAAAAAGATACCCACTGACTGGCTGGAAGGTCAAACCAAGTGTTGAGCATAGCAGCTACGCTCGTCCGTTCTCGAGGCCCAAGTATGTCGGCCAACACGCCTTTGAACTTCTTTCCCCACAGATGAAGCGTGTCATTGGCGGTGTTCCTCAATACCTTCCCGGAGTTCTCCAGCAAGCCCCCTACACGGAGTTCTGGATTAAAGATGACCAGCTCAACACTTCAGATAATGAAGTGATTATGGGCCCACCGGACACGAATTGGGCCTATCGGGTCGATCCGGGTAACAGGCTCTACCCGCGTGGTCGGTTGATCATCACAGGTGGGGATGAGTTCGACCTCATGTACGACGGTCCCAATCCTTTCTGGCATGGTCGCTATCCCTTCATCACGATCCGATTGAAGCCAGTACCCTGGCAGTTTCATGGGGTCAGCGAATTGAGAACCAAGATTCCACTCCAGGATATCGTCAACACGGTCCTGGCCGGGATCTTGGATATGATCAAGAAGGCGGTCAACCCACCGCTCATCTTCCCGGACAACGCATTCAGTTACGCGGTCAAGGCGCAGATGGATCCCAATATGCCCAACGCCAAGATCGGCTACAGCCCACAGTCACCCGCAGCACCGCAATATGCTCGGATCCCTGATCTTCCTAGCTTCGTACAGAACACTCTCTTGTACGCTCAAAACGAGATGGACGATGACTCCGGCTTGCTCGATGTGGGCGGTTTGGCCCGCAAGAAGATCACACCGGCCGGGAATACCCTGGAAGCATTGAAAGAAAATCAACAGACCATCATGCGGTTGCGCGGTCGGTACATTGAAGTCGCCTTGCGCGAGTTGGGCGAACAGATGATCTCCAATTTCATGCAGTTTTATGACGTTCGCCGCCGAATGTTTCTCCTGGGCCGTGACGGGGTGAGCTTTGAAGATGTGTTCGACTGGATTCCAGGAGAGATGACGCCAGCTGGTATCAATCCACAGGACCACAGAAAGCAGTTCGTCTTTCTGATGGCTCAAGGCAGTACGCTCACTTCCAACCGTGAGAAGGAAGCCCTTGTCGCCTTTGCTTTGGCGAAGGAAGGGAGATACAGCACAAAGGCATTGTTCCGGAAACTCGGAATGGAGAACGAATACGACAGAGTGATGCGCGAGCTTGGAGAAGAAGAAGTTGCCATGATTCGACGCATGACATTGAGCCAGTTATTGTCGGGTGCAGCTGGAGGAACCCAGGGCGGTCCTGGAGGAAAAGGATCCAAGAATATAGAGAATCTGCTCCAGTTAGCTTGACAAGGTCTTTATGCTGAGAATAGGGACAAATGCCGAAGAAGCACAAAGGGAAATTGCCCGTTGGGAGAAAGTTTAAGAGGGTGATGGGTGAATATGGTGATCGCACTCTTCACCACGGAGGAACTGGAGAAGTCGTTACGGATGTTAAAATGGCGACTGCGATTGCTGCTTCAGAGCAGCGGAGATCAAACAAGGGGAAACGTAAATCAAAACGCTCAAGCCACCGAAAATCCAGTCGGCATTGAGCACAGCTAGGAGGTAAAAATGAAAGATGGAAAGATGAGTCACGACCTGGTCGTTCCGGCGCACTACCCTGGGCACGATCCTGGAACCTATCCGCCCCCCGGAGCCATGCCCTCGGCTCAAGCATTCACTTCGCCGGCCGTGTTCTGCCCTCACTCCCCAGAGCCAATTTCTGTGAACCAGAAACGCCCTGGTGGTGAGAGAGGTGGGGACAGCGGCGGTAAGATGCAGAAGAAAGGCAATCCCTACTAGGAGAACCTT